GCTCAAGAGCCTGCAGCAGCTGGTTCTGGCCAGCCCGCTGTACGGGGTCTACATCAACCCCGACGCCAGTCCCGAGAAGGGCAAGAGCACGCTGCCGGCCCGCGTTCCGGTCATCGCTTTCGACAACCAACCCACCGACCAGCCTTTGGACTTGTCCAGGCTGCCCTGAACCATGCATCTGACAGCCAAACAAATCGAACTCCTGAGCGTCATCGGCAAGCGCAACGAAGACGGCGGCGCCACCGATCTCGACCAGATTCTCGAGCGGCTCTCGTACAAGCCGACCAAGCAATCCCTGCAGTTTTCGATCCGCGCCCTCATCGCCCATGGTCTGATCCAAAAGGACGCGCCTGAGAAGCGTAGGGGCCGCACCAGAACTCTCATTTCCCTCACCAAGCAGGGCCAAACGATGATGGGTTCCGCAAAGCCCTCTCCGGCGTTTGTCGAGACCGAAGCCGACGATCTGCTGAGTGACATTGCTGAAATCCTCGAACCCTGACCCTGCGGGAAACTGCGGGAATTTCCCTTTCCCTTCTATATATATAAGTAATAGATGACTGAAGAAATGAAAGTAGATGAAGCGGCTGCGGGATTTCCCACCCCACGGGAAGTCGAAGAGCTGGCCCTCACAGTGGATGCTCAGATCATGAAGCTGCTCGGGCTTCGGTTCGAGATTCAGGACGACATCATCAAGGTCTGGGCTCCGGAGGTGGAAACGCCCGACGAGACCAACTGGATGTTCGGTGAGCGGTTCTCCTGCAACCTGGCCGAATCCATGAACGTGCTTGACGGGCTCAAGGTCGAGGTCGAGTTCTTCGAGGAAGACGGCTGGCATTGGGCTCGTGTGGTGTTCGGTGAAGAAGGCGAGCTCGAGACGGCCGAAGCGCCAAGCAAGGAGTTGGCCGGCGCATTCGCGTGCTGTGCGGCATTGTTTGGCCGATCCGGAGGTAAGTCATGTGTGACTTGACAATGTGTAGCAAAAATGATACAGTCGCCCAGAATTCAAGGCTATCTCCTCTGGGCGTCTTCTCCACGCCCATTTTTTTTGACCGAAAGAACGAGAAGTGACTGAGAAGGCAGAAAAACGCGGGATCAAGCCTGGAACCAAGACGAAGGGCAAGCTCTCGGACAAGGCATGGGCCGAAGCCACGACCCTGTGGAAGCAGGGCGTGGTCACGCTCGAGGAACTGGCGGCCAAGTACGACCGTCATCCCCAGTCCTTCGCCCAGTATTTCCGCCGGCGCGGCATCAAGAAGGGCCAGGACAAGGAAAAGATCGCCAAGAAGGTTGAGGCGGCCGTCGAGAAGCAGGAGCTCAACGACGCGCAGATCATCGCCGCTCGCATTCGCGAGACCAAGGAAGATCACTACAAGATGGCCAGCGGTCTGGCCAAGCTCACCTGGGCCGAGATTCTCAAGGCCAAGCAGGACGGCGTACCCGTCGGAACCGCAATCAACAACCTCAAGGCGCTGGAGAGCGCCATGAACGTGCTCAAGAAGGCCCGCGAGGAGCGCTACAGCGTTCTCGGCCTGGATCGTCCGGACGCTATCGACGAGAACGACGTGCCGGAACTGGTGATCTCGGAGCTCACGGCCGATCAGATCGCCGCGTTGCGCGAGCGTTCGTTCCGCGAGATGGATCAGCTCGAGATCAACGGCGACATCGAGGATGTTCCGCCGGACGAGCCGGATGACGTGGTCGAGGAGTCCTGATGGCATCAAAGGTCGGGCTCTCGCTACACCCCAAGCAGATGGAGGTCTACCGCAGCCAGGCGCGGTATCGCGTGGTCGTGGCCGGCCGACGCTGGGGTAAGACAGCCCTGTCTCGGGTGCTCATCATCAAGAAGGCCCAGAAAAAGAAGCAAAAAATCTGGTACGTGGCCCCCACGTACAAGATGGCCAAGCAGATCATGTGGGTTGACCTGATGGACGCGATTCCTCGCAAATGGATTCGCAAGGTCAACGAAACCAGCCTGACGATCACGCTCATCAACGGCACCCGCATCGAGCTCAAAGGCGCAGACAAGCCCGACTCGCTGCGAGGCGTCGGTATTCACTTCCTCGTGCTGGACGAGTTTCAGGACATGGCCGAAGAGGTCTGGACGCTGGTGCTGCGCCCGACGTTGGCTGACACGGGCGGTCACGCGATCTTCATCGGCACCCCCAAGGCCTACAACTACCTCTACGAGCTGTACAAGAAGGGCCAGAACTCGGCGCTCAAAGCCGCCGGCGAGTGGGAATCCTGGCAGTTTCCGACCATCACGTCCCCCTTCATTCCGCTCGATGAGATCGAGGCGGCCAAGAAGGACATGGACGAAAAGAGCTTCCGCCAGGAGTTCGAGGCGTCTTTCGAGACCATGTCCGGCCGGGTGTACTACCCGTTCGACCGTCACACTCACGTTCAGCAGCTGGAGTTCAACCCGAAGCTGCCGATCTGGGTCGGTATGGACTTCAACATCGACCCGATGTCCACGGTGATCTACCAGCCTCAGCCCAATGGCGAGCTGTGGGCCATCGACGAGATCGTGCTGTTCGGCTCCAACACCGAGGAGGTCTGCGAGGAGCTGGAGAAGCGCTACTGGCGCAACCAGGCGCAGATCGTCATGTACCCCGACCCTGCCGGCGGCCAGCGCCAGCACGCTCGAGGCGAGACCGACATGGACATCCTGCGCGAGAAGGGATTCAAGCGCATCAAATACCGTCGCAAGCACCCGCTTGTGGCAGACCGCGTCAACGCGGTCAACCGGATGCTCAAGGACGCCAACGGAAACGTGCGGCTGCGTATCGACCCGAAGTGCAAGCACTTCATCAACGCCCTGGAGCAGACGATTTACAAAAAAGGCACCCGAGAAGTGGATAAATCCATGGGTATCGAGCACTCGGCCGACGCCGGCGGTTACTGCATCGAGCTGGAATTCCCGGTACGCAAGGTCGAGATTGGCGGCTTGTCAATCTGAGGATTGACTAAGTCACAACTGACGTATAAGATAGGAAAAATCATGCCGACACTCCTGAAACCAGGCGAAGCGTTCGCCGTTGACCCCAAGTCCCCGATCGCGGGAGGCACCGTCGCGCCGCAGACTGACGACCAGAAGAAGCTGCGTGCGCTCATCGAACGTCGGCACCCGGAGTACCACGAGTACAAGGACCACTGGGACTTCCTCGAAGACACCTACGAGGGCGGCCGCGAGTGGTTCAAGGACAACGTCTTTCGGTACATCAAGGAAGGCGACCAGGAGTTCTCGGACCGACTGAACCGCGCCTACCGCTTCAACCACAGCCGCGAAGTCGTGGACCTGCTGAACAAATACCTGTTCAAGCAGAACATCGTCCGCAACGAGGCTGACGCTCCCGATTCCGTCAAGCGCTTCTGGCAGAAGTCCACAAAGAACGGCCTGCACATCAAGGAGCTGTCGCGCCAGATCAGCAAGAAGTCCTCGATCTACGGCCGCATCGGCATCGTCATCGACAACACCAACGGCGTGGGTGCCGCGCCCGTGGTGTCCAAAGCCGACGAGAAGAATTCCGGCGTTCGCACGTACGCCTATGTTGTCGGCCCCGAGCAGCTGCTCGATTACGCCTTCGACGAGGATGGCGCGCTCGAGTGGATTCTGATCGAGGAGTGCGTGCGAGACGCCGCCGATCCTTTCGAGTCCTCTGGCGACGAGAAGGAGCGCTACCGTCTGTGGACCAAGCAGCAGTGGATGCTGTTCGAAGAGGTCAAGGAAGGCCGGCGCAAGGTCGTGAAGATGGTCGATTCCGGCGATCACGGCCTGGGCATCGTGCCGGTCGTGCTGGCTGACAACATCATCTCCGATGAGGAGTATTGCGCTCAGTCGCTGATCGACGAGATCGCGTACCTGGATCGTGCGGTGGCCAACTACCTCTCGAACCTGGACGCCATCATTCAGGACCAGACCTTCTCGCAGCTGGCCATGCCGGCGCAGAACGTGCTGCCTGGCGAGGACAATTACACAAAGCTCACCGAGATGGGCACCAAGCGCATCTCGGTGAG